TTGACGTTAATGACCCCAGTAAGGCATCAAGCGTTGCGGCGTCTGACTCGATCTTTTACGCCGATTTTGAGCGTCCAGGTCAGGTCAGGGGAATATCCGCACTCGCTCACGCCCTGAACAACATTCAAGATCAGGCCGAAATCACCGCCGATGTTAAGCACGGCATCAAGATGGCAAATCAAGTTGGGCTTGTTCGCACCATGAAGGGAGGCAATGGGCCGCAAGGATTTGCTAGCGCAGTCACAACCAAAACCAGCGGCGGCAGCACAATCAACGTCGAGCAAATGCGCGAGGGCGGAATGGTGGCACAACTCAACGAGGGCGAGCTGCTTTCAGTTTTGCACGATGGACGCCCGCACCCGAATCAGATGATGTTGCTTGAATGGCTCGTGCGTGACATCGCTTGGGGCGTGGGGCTTTCGCCTGAAGTGCTTTGGGACCTAGCAAAGCAAACCGGACCAAGCCAGCGCTACCTCATGGCCGAGACTCAACGCTGGATTGAGCATGAACAAGCGCGACTCAAGCAAGCCTGCCAACGCTTTTATACCTACTTCATCGCCAAAGCCGTGAACAATGGCGAGCTTCCACCACCTCCGCGCAACTGGTGGTGGGCTGAGTGGATTCCGCAGGCAGACTTGACCATTGACCGGGGCCGCGAAGGACGGCTTGAACTGGAGCAGCTAGAGTCAGGCGTGATGAGTCTCAACGACTACCACGCACGCAAGGGGCGCGACTGGGAAAGCGTGGAAATGCAAAAGGCGCGGGAGATTTTACGCAGGCGCGAAATCGAATCCGAAATGGGACTCGATGAAGGCGCATTGGACGGATTCAAACAAAAGCAATTAGACATCCAGGAGGACCAAAATGAGCAAGACATGGTATCAGATCCAAGCGAAGAGTAACCAGCCCAAGGCGGCGGAAATCAGCATCCACGACGAGATTGGATTGTGGGGCGTTTCCGCATCCGCATTCATGCGCGACCTTCGTGGCATGGGGGAGTTGGATGAGATCCACCTTTCCATTCACTCCCCCGGCGGTGACGTGCTAGACGGGTGGGCAATTTACAACTCACTGAAGAACTCGAAAGCAAAGATCACGGCACGGGTTGAAGGTCTGGCTGCTTCAATGGCTTCCGTGATTCTGATGGCGGCTGACACGGTGGAGATTCCCGAAAATGCTTACGTAATGATTCACAATCCTTGGGGGCTGGCGATTGGTGACGCTGAAGAAATGCGCGATACCGCTGACCTTCTCGACAAACTCGGCAACGGTCTAGTCAATGCCTACACCTCCCGCACCGGCAACACTGAAGCCGACGTTCGCGCATGGATGGACGCCGAAACGTGGATGGACGGCAAGGAAGCAGTCGAGCGCGGATTCGCTGACAAGCTACTCGATGGCGTGGCGCTTTCCGCCCGCGCTTTTGACAATCGCAAATTCAAGATGACTCCACAGTCCCTCCAAGCTAATTCCGAAACTGATCCACAGGTCGCTCCCGTGGATGAACCCACAGCCGCGCCGGTTGAGCCTATCGCTCCCGTTGATGCGAATGTGGAGCCAGAGGTTGAGCCACAAGCTCCCGAAGGCGAAGCAACGGAACCCCAAGCAAAGTCATTCGTTCAACGCCTCACCGCCCTTTTTGGTGGTGAGACTGACGAAACGCTAAAAGCTGCTCTCACGGTCAAGGATGGCGAGATTCTCGCCGCCAAGAATGAGATTGACGCGCTCAAAGCAAAAGTGACCGAGCTGGAAATCAAGGCCAAAGCCTACGATGAAGCTACGGCGGAAATCGCACGGCTGGAAGCCGAGAAGCAAACGGCAGAAGCAAAAGCGGCGGCACAAGTTGCGGCTCTTGGCTTCACTCCTGAATCTGAACGGAGTTTGCCGGATGCTGAAACCGACAAGGGAGACATCCTCGCCCGATTCAACGCGATCACTGATCCGGTTGAATCCTCCAAGTTCTACAAAGAGCATCAAGCGGCACTCATCGCCGCCCAACGCTCGCAACGCAAATAATCCACCTCCTCAAATCTCATGGCTACAATCTTCAACGACAAGTTATTCGGTCAACGCGCTTTCCAACAGCTTGTTGACATCCTTACCCCCCTCAACGCCTTTTCTACCGACATCTCGTCCGAGATTCGCGGTCAAGGTGATGCGGTGATTGTCCCGCTGTTCGGCAACACGACCACCACCACGTTCACGCAGGCGACTGACGTTTACGAGCAAAGTGGCGGTCTGATTTCCGCAATCACCGTGACTCTGAACAAGCGCAAGATCACCCCGATTGATCTCACGCTTCAACAGCTTGCCGAATCCAGCAACGCCGCCCGCTTCGACCAATACGCCGATCAACTCGGCAAGTCGATGTCTCAGGCTGTGCTGACTGACATCTGGTCACTGATCACCACGACCAACTTTGGCGCGGCGGTTATCACCACTGCATCTGCCAACTATGACCGGACTGAATTGATTCAGGCTCGCCAAGCGTTGATTGCGGCTGGCGTGCGCGGCAACAAGTCGTTCGTCGGCAACCTCAACATCGAATCGGCGCTCCTGGGTGACGACAAGATCACGCTGGCATTGAATCGCGGCGACAACCTCGCAATCAAAGAAGGCAACCTGGGACGCTTGCTTGGCATGGACATCTACTCCAGCGATGTCCTGCCATCCAACTCCGTCTCGCTCGTTGGCTTCGCTTGCGGTCAAGACGCGATCGCGGTGGCAATGCGAAACCTGGGTGATTACCTCCCTGCTGGCGACTACGAAGCCGTTGAGCAGTTCGTGGACAACGAGACGGGCATCAGTGCCCTCTACACTCGCCACTGGTCCCGCGCCCAAGGCAAATACTTCATCAACCTTCACTGCCTCTACGGCTACGCCACGGCGGTCACTGGAGCGTTGAAAGTGTTCACCACCCCAACGACCTAATCACGGTCAACCAACAAAAGCGCGGTTCTCGAAAGGGGGCCGCGCTTTTTTATTTGCCATTTTGAGCGAGTGGTGTTAAGAACTCCTTGTTAGTGGGCATTCATGGGTCGGGCGGTCCTAGCTTTTTGGTGTTTCTCTAGGACCGCCCTTCCATAACCGAACGATTTTATGAACTACAAACGCAAGTTAAGTCTGGCCGTAATCTACGGCAACGTCGAAAACATCATGGAGCGGTTCTTGCGCTCGTTCGCTCCTCTTGCGGATGAGGTGATTTTGATTCGGGCGATTGGCCGAAGCATTCCAGACGAAAGTTGGACTGTTGCGAAATCTACGCTTAGTGAACTCGGCAAGCTACACGGCATGACTGAGTATCGAAACGCCAACGGCAACAAATGGCCGCACGTTGACAACTTCGCAGCCGCCCGCCAGATGGCGTTTGATCTTGCGAGCAACGAATGGGTCATGTGGGCCGATACCGACGACATCCTAGACCCTGCATTTATCCCAACCATCCGCCGCGCCCTTGACGGGTTGGAAGATGGATTCACAGGCATCCAATTCCCCTACGAAGTGCCGGAGGATGCGCTCACTGTCATGCGGGAACGCATTGTTCGCAAAGATGCGTGGAAGTGGCAATCGCCAATCCATGAGTGCTTGATGCCAACGATTGAGAACGCCTCAATCGGCACGCTCAACAGCGTCAAGATTGTCCACGCCCCCATTTCTCACCGCGCTCCTAATAACGAGCGCAACATGAGGATTCTGGAGTCGATACCCGAAGCGGAACGCACCATCTCCCAACGCTTCCACTACATGCAGACACTAGACCTTGTTGGGCGGCATGATGAGGCGATGAACGAAGCCGCAAAGCTGGCGCAAGACCCTAAGACGCCCAAGGTTGAGAAGTATCAAATCTACTGTTTCCTCGCCAAGGGAGCGAGCGAGCCGCTACGCTCACAGTTTTACCTCCAAGCAGTTGCCACCGACCCTTCACGCCGCGAAGCCTACGCCGAACTGTGCAAGGGCGCATTTGCCCGCCAAGAGCCGGAGGAAATGCTTGCATGGGCGCGATGCTTGAAGGCTCAACCAAAGCCGCAAGAGTGGCCGTGGAACGCTCGCCGCACGCTATGGGGGAGGGAAGGCGTGGAAGCTCACGCGATGGCTCTACGCGCAAACCTTGACCTTGCTGGCGCGGATACGTTGGAGTTGAACCACTTCAAAGCGAACGGCGCAAAGATTAGCCTCCTCCACGCCACACGGGGACGCTTCCAACAAGCCGCCGCCGCTCGCCGCAAGTGGCTGGAGAAAGCCGCAAATCAGGATGCTATCGAACACATTTTCGCCATTGACGAAGACGACGAACAAAGCGTTCAATATCTCACCTTGTGGCGGCACGTTATCGTAATGGGAACAGGCGGGCCGGTTCGCGCATGGAACAAAGCAGCGGAACGCTCGCACGGTGAAATTCTCATCCAACTTTCGGACGATTGGGAGCCGCCGATTGGCTGGGACAGGATGATTCTCGAGCGGATTGGCGACACCTCAAAACCCGCCGTTCTCCAAGTTTCAGACGGGCATCGTCAAGACGACCTGATGTGCATGGCAATCTTGACCCGCGCTCGCTATCTCGATCAGAAATGCCTGTTCCATCCTGACTTTTTCTCGATGTATTCGGACAACTGGTTTAGCGAATGCGCTCACCGTGATGGCGTGGTGATTGACGCTCGAGATTTAGTGTTTGAGCATTTGCACCCCGTCCACGGCAAGGGTGAAATGGATGCGGTTTATGCTCGCAGCAATGCAGAAGCAAACTACAAGGCTGGCTATGTCCATTCACAACGTCTAAGTGACGGCGCAATCACCTCATGGGATGTCGAGGGCTGGTGCGATTTCCGCGACCTCTACACAGCCATTGCAAAGGCGCTACCAGATAGCGCAACGGTGGCAGAGATAGGAGTATGGAAGGGCCAAAGCGTTATCCACCTCGCCCAACGGATGCAGGACGTGGGCAAGCGGTGCATGATTCACGCAATCGACACATTCCAGGGCGACGACGATACAGGCAAAGAATCAACGCTGGAGCAGTTCACTGAGAACATTGAACGCGCTGGAGTTGGAGGCATTGTTTACCCGCTGCCAGATCAATCAATCATAGCCGCAACTCGGTTTGAGGTTGGCGAGTTGGACATGGTATTCATAGACGGGGCACATGACTATGACTCGGTTTATTCTGACCTGACGGCGTGGTGGCCGAGGGTTAAGGATGGCGGTATCCTAGCGGGCCACGACATCGACTCGCCTAATGTGCAAAGGGCGCTGAAAGATGCTGGTATTGAGTATCACGTTGTCGGGCGGTGCTGGGTGAGGAAGAATCGGCTGAACGACCAAGGTGAGGCACAGCCTCCCGCCAAAAATCTATGAATACACCAAAAGACTCAACGGGAGGCTGTTGTCCTCCACCGCCTTGTTCGGCCTTTTCTGACTCCGAAAGGCTTTCGTGGCTCATCCGTGAAAACGCATACAGCCTAATTGATCCTTCGTGGGCAAGAGAGGGCGAAGACCCGCAGACAGTGATCCGTGAACGAATCGACAAACACATGATTCGTAGGCCGAACAACGCAATAACACATTCTCAGGAGATTTAGACGCGACCATGACCCCAAAACTCTCCATCCTAACTCCCGCCATTTGGCGCAGAATCGACAAAACCCGCGAACTTGCAGAACTCATCGCGCCCCATCCTCAAGTCGAACACGTTGTGATTCTCGACAACATGACCCGCTCTGTCGGACTCAAGCGGCAAGCGTGCCTAGACTCTGCGCTCGGTGAATATGTCATGTTCGTGGACGATGATGACGGCATCTATCCCGATACCATCCCGCTAATCCTCGCCGCCATCAAACACGCGCCGGACGTTATCACCTTCAAGCAAGCCGCAAGCTACAATGGCAAGCAGTCAGAGGTGGTTTTTCACCTCAACCATCAAGACGGGCCGTTTGTCGCCGGCGGGCAAAC